TAAATTCTAGACTTACTTTCTTACAGCAATGTCTAAGACCAGGAGATACTATACCCGTTATTGGTGAAGACGGAAAACCTAGTAAGGGGGATATAAAAAATACCTCATTTGGAGCTCCACCGATTTGTGTATTACGTATAGGTGATTTCTACCATACGAAGATTGCTATAAATCAAATGAGTATAAATTACGAACCATTAACTTTTGATTTAAATCCTGAAGGGATTGGGGTTCAACCTATGATAGCTGACGTAAACATATCTTTTTATTTTATAGGTGGGCAAGGACTAAAAGAGCCAGTTTCTCGATTACAAAACGCATTGTCGTTTAACTATTTCGGTAATACTGAAGTTTATGATGAACGTTCTGTACCTACAGAAGACACTACAAATATTGATAGAGTTGCTATTGAAAGTGTAGAGGCGGCTGGAGGTTTTACTGTTGAAGATGGTAAAATCGAAAGACCGGAAGAGGCAGGTGATACTATAGGTGAGATTATAAATACGACATTTGGAGATAATACCGAATTAATTGGGGACATACAGTATAAAGGAATTATAAACGACTTTGTTGATAAATCCCAAGGATATACCCAAACGGTGATTAACAGTCTAGAAACTATTAGTCAGGAACAATCGTCGATAGGTTTATATTATTACACTAACGATAGACAGTATATTAATGGAAATATTACGGGAAATCTGAATAATAATAATGTATTAGGTATGGAGCTATTCGGTAAGCCTATTAAAATTGAAAACAAAACTCAAGAATTATATACATTACTATTAAGTGATGTTGATAACAACACCAATCCATTCTTAAGTTCAATATCGACACAAAACTTCAAGAATAGTGATATAAAAAAGTTTAGAAAATTACTCAAACAATTTATAAACGTAACTAATCCATTTTTTCCTGCTACTATTAATGGTACCATGTTTGACCTATTGGAAAGTCAGACAGACTTAGTAAGGGTTATAGATAAGTTAAATTTAGTGTTAACCGACACTGATGGTTATAGAAATAAGTCAGGACAAATAAACATTCTTAGTTTAACTGCGACTACAGATGTTGATGTTTCTTCTTCACAATCAAACACAGGATTGGAACTGTTAGCTGACATTCAAACGGTTGGGTTAGACCTACAAGACTTCTACAACACTATTTTTCAAAGTAATGGATTAATACCACCTAAAGATAATTTATATAAAGGGTTTTTAAGTGGTACTTTTGATACTGAATCACAAACTAGATTCTGTACAATAGCCTACCCTTATATTATTAATGACCCTGAAGACTTTATAAATAGAATACTTGGTGAGGAGCTTTCTCTAAAGTCGGATTGGGTGAATTACGCCAATACGATAGTTTACGGACAACCCGAAATACCAAACAACCTCACATCAATTTTAGGTAGTGAAGGTATGAACGAACCAATACTTCCAGCTCAACCAGGATTACTAGACATATATAAAGAACTCCAACAGAATACGACATCTGAATTTAAGTCATTTACTAATAATCCTCCCGTACAAACCTTTACATTATATCAACCTTTTAATCCTAACAAAGTTAGGGAGTTTACATACGTACAAGAAACTCAAGATAGTATAGTGGGTCCAACCCAAAAACCACAGTTTTTTGATGAAACTTATACAGGTACTAACGGAGGGGCTGTTGATAAATATAATTTAAAATATACATTTAACTAATGAGGTATTACGATAGATATCAAGAATTCTTATTAAATGGTAAGCAGACGGTTGTACCATACGTCACTATACCTCCTAAGCCGACAGATAAAAAGTTTATTTATAAAGTCGGACAAAGTAGATTAGACAAACTTAGTCAAGAATTTTATGATACCCCATATTTTGGATGGTTAATTTTAATGTCTAACCCACAATACGGAGGGTTAGAAAATAATATTAGTGATGGTGCGGTTTTAATTATACCTTACCCCTTAGTGAATACATTGCAAGATTATAAAAAAGCATTAGACACACACTTCTTCTACTATGGCAGGTAATAAATTCTTTAATAACCAAGACGTTTATGTGGAGACTGATTATGATAATATAATAATAGTCGACCCTAATAAAGTCGTTGATAGTGATGGTAAAGTATCCGAAAGGTTAGTTAATCATGAGGAATTGGTAATGTATGCTAGTTTAGAGGCTAAAGTGTTACCCAGAAGTAAATTAGTCTTAGGTAGTAATTTTGATGATACCATTCAAAATATTAGGGTAGGTGCGATAAATAGGGGTGGTACGGTTAATTTTATGAAGCCCCAAGTACAAGACACTGGTGATGGAGAGACTCAGGATAGTTATCTTGACACTTCTTGGACAGATAATTTAACTTTAGGTCAGACAAGAAGAGGTGATGTAGACTCACAACTATTAGGTATTAGTAATATCAGCGTCAAAATGAATGCATCCTTCAAGTCGTTCGTTACTATAGAAATGGAAGATGTACAGGGTAGAGTTCTATTTGAACAAGGAGAGAACTCACCATATAGTGCGTTTTTTCAATATCCATACCCACTTTTCACTTTAGTATTAAAAGGTTATTACGGAAAGGCTATGAGATATGAGTTAATGTTAATAGATTTTAACGCTAGATTTGACCCTCAGTCCGGAAATTATAAAATAACTATAAACCTAATAACTAGAACGCACGCTCTATTGGCGGATATCCCAACCGAATGTTTATTCGCGCTACCCCATATGTACCCAAGGACCGTGACAATAGGGCCAAACAAAACGTCAACCCAAACTGGAGAGGGTACACAAGAAGTTAAGCAGATTAAAACGACTAAGGGTTACGACATGATAAAAAGTGTATACTCGTCATATAAAGCTAAAGGGTTGATAGATGAGAATTTTCCTGAATTAACATTAAATCAGATGTTAATGAAAATGCAGAATTTTGAAAATTATGTAATGCAGGCTTATGGTAAGGAAGATATGTCGGCACTCAATGACATAGAAACGTATCTAAACACAATTAACGAATATAGAAATGACATATTTGGGAACTATACTGACAATTGGGAAACAAAAAATATAGATAAAAACTTAAAATTAATAACTAATATACCTAACGACCCTATACTTTATTCATATAAAAAAGTTTTCTCAGCTCCTAAGGAAATATTAAATAATAAAGCTAATTCGATTTCTGAATTAGATGGTATAATTAAAAAATATAATAAACTTTTAAATGATAATACAACCTTTGGGACGAACGGACAAGCAACTATAGGTAAAGAAAAAATAGAAACTGCGTTATTTTGTGATGTAAAGATTTCGGACTTTATACAGGACAAACCTGAAATAGAGTACGTTGATATGCGAGCGACCTATGAGGTTAGAAATAACGGAACAGTCCCAAATGAAGTTGAATTATCCGATTTTAAAATTAATGTAATTGGAAAAGAATTGGCGTTTCCTAATTACGAGGCTAACGCGGAAACTTTAGAGATTGAAGAAAGTACGTTATTAAATACGTACTTTATTTTTGGAGATACATTAAATAGCGTCAATCTTAAAAATAATACTTTTTTAGGTAAGTTAAAAAACTTAGAAGATAAATTCAAAAATAAGAGACAGATTATTGAAGAAAAATTATCTATCGCTTTGGCTGAAAAAATTGCTTCACCTGACGTTGGTTTAGGATTTAGACCCACAATACGAAATGTTGTTGCGGTTATATCTGCCTCTGCCGATGCGTTTTTAAGACTCATGGACCAAGTACACGATAAATCGTGGGAACAAAGAGAGAACCCTATAAGGGTTGGGGCGGTTATGTCTCCTGAAAAGTCTGAAGGAATTGAAACTACCCAAGTAAACGCACTATTGACAGGTTTGGCAAGTATGGGCTCAAGTTCAGATATACCTAAACCCGTTGTTTACCCATGGCCACAGTATTTTGTGGCTTCAGTGGACGAATCGGGTAATGAAATATATGAAGATAAATATCCTGGAGACCCCTCTGAGAGCGGTAAAATTCAAGGGTGGCTAACTGAGGTTTGGCCTGAAATACAATTTGTGGAAGAATTTATAAAAGGTTCTACAGAAAAAGAAGAAAGCAATTTAGATTACGACTATCCCAACACCTATAAAGAAAATCCATATATTAGTTGTAACGCAATAGAGTTTCCGTTTGAAAACCAACCATACCGTAATTTAAGTGTTATACCTTTCTTATATGAGTTATATGAGAGAACTTTTGTAAACTCTAACTACACTAAATTATTTCGGGAGGGGGGTTATAAAGATGAATTATACGCAGTATGTGCAGATTTCGAAAATATAAATCTAAAAGAATCTGTAACAAAATCACCTGAGTTAATAGAATTACTTAAGAACTTTTCATTTAGTTATGAAAACTTATTAAAGTATATGAAAAGTATTTCCAATAATGGACAGGGTGAATTTTGGAATCTTTTTGTGAGAGGTAATTATACTACACCATATTTAAAGTCATTAATTGATAGAGATTTTGGTGTATACAAAATGTCATATTTGGACGGAAACTCGGTAAGTGTAGAAGCCTCTACTCAGAGCTCAGAAAAACTCACAAACTACATCAAGTCAAATCAATCCGACGAACTTACATTTAGCGATGGATATCCATTTAATAACTTATCATGGTTACAAAAAAACATATCACAAGGTAGTTCCATAAGCTCAATACGACTAAGCAATGATACATCTAAGATGTTCTCATTTGATGAGAATAAAAAAACACTCGCGTCGTTTTCAAATGATGATGAGAGGTATGACAAAAAGATGTATAGTTACTTTGAGTGGACTATGAATAAATCTACAAACCCAAATCAGGAAGTAAGTACCCTAGAAAGTAGTGTAAATTCTTCAGGGGATAATTCATTTAATACTAATGCTCAGGTTATTAATTATTATAATAATAGAACTAAAGAGAAATTTGTTTTAACTGAATCAGTTTTAGATTATGGTAATGAATACGACACTACTAAAAATTTCATAACTAATTCACAGACAACTTCATTATTAAACACGCCTTACTTTATTAATTCTATATTGAAGGGTGTTGAAAACGAAAAGAATAGTAATAAGGACCCTTATGTTGCTTTAGGTTACTTATACTTAAACTCATTACCGTTATCAACACTAAAGGAAAAATTTAAAAGTTATAACACTAATGTAACTACGGACTTAAATTATATTTTTGCGACTTTAAATAAGTTTGCCGCCATACATAAGATACCTTACTATTGGATATTAAAGTATGGGTCTATATGGTACAGATACAAAAAATATAAAAAAAATGGTGTAGATATTTTAGACGATATTTGGAAAGACTTCGACTATAAAGAGGCTTATGACCCCATATCAAGTAACACCTCTAAGAGTTATACTTTTAATGGGTACGATAATGAGTCGGTAACTATAAAACAATTAGAAGAAACTGAAGATACGGTTATTATTGATTTAGGTAGTGAGTTTTTACCGCCACAAGAACTGTTTGAAACTAAAACATTTGAATTTTCGAGTGTACAAAACGGATTCTACCCGAAGGTTATGAACGACATCTACTACTATTTCACTAAAAAAGATGTTTTTACTGGGTACACCTCAAATGAGATAGTTAATGCCCAAACCAATAAAAATTTAAAAATAGGTAATTCAGTAAAAGGAAGTTTTAATCAGAATACGAATAGTGGTGATACCTTAAGTGAGTATAAAATGACTACTTGGTCACAATACTTTACTATAAAAGGAAATTATGATTTTAGAGAAAATCAAGAAGATAAATTACTAATTGTGCCTTCATTCGGGGATGTAAAATTTAACCAATCAAAGTTCGAATGTTTTAATCAAATTGGAGGTCATAAACAAAATTTAATAACTAACCCATCCATTTATAATGGAGGTGTTAGGTCACTATGGTCTGCTCCGAACTACGGGTATTTCTCCAATGAAATGGTGGATAAGCCGACACCTAGTCAATATATTAAACATATAAATCCTGATGACAGAAATGCTCAATCATTTAATTTAGGTAACGATACTACTGTTTCGTACTCATCTATTGATGATATATTCGGAGTGTTTACTGAGGAAATGTTAGATAATTTTGAGACGTACTTTTTAAATTTCTGTCAAGTGGACAATAAATTTAATATCGACTTAGTAAATAGAGGAGGTGATACATTCACAGAATTTTTAAATAGTGATGAAATAAAAAATCAATATAATGGAGATGAAATACCTGATACTGAGTTAAATAGGTTGAAGTCTTTATATGAGAATCAAGGAAGCGCATATAACGGAATAGAATTAAGTGAATATGATTTAAACCTACCTAGAGTGATGAAAGAGTTATTTATGGTAGATTCTCCGACATTAACTGATAACATTGACCAAGATTTAAAAAGTATTAGTGATGCCCAAAGCTCAAGGTTTGTAAATTTCCATATTAGTGAGGCTTTAAATAGAGACGTAGTGTTAAAAATCGGTAATCCTGAAAAATATGATAATAAAGTTTATGGTTCTATTACAACAGTAACAAATCAAAAAATTGAATCACCCTATGACTTTGGAAACTACATTAACAACTCCCTACCAACCCAAGGGGGAGCTGTAACACTAGGAGAAAGTATTGGTCTATACCCTGAAGCTTGGTCAGCAATGACAATAAATGTTGGGGAATTTAATGAGGATGGATTTAAATATAGTGATAACGGTTCCTATCTTACTGACTTTTTTGTTGATATGGATTATGAGTTTACGGAAGATAATGTTAAAAAATTATCATCTCTAATTAAAATATATGCAGCTAAAAAAGGTCAAGATATTACTTACAATAAGTCGAACTTTATACAAGATTTAAACAAAAATCTTACAGAAAAAGAAGAGTTTCAAGAAAATGTTTTAAACAATATCTTCATTAAATTAAATCGAGACTTACCTTCAGTGGCAATAACTGACGACCCAACTAGGATATCTAAGATAGATGGAAACGTAATTAAATTAGATTTATGGAAATCATTTCAAACGTTAAACGATAAATGGATTTCGGGTCAAGACTTTAAAGAAAGAACAATTTTTGAGGACTTTTTATTTTTAGATAGGGCAAATAGACCGATAGGTAATAAAATAGATATAAATATAAAACAATTAGAGGGGCGATTTAGAAATCGAAACCCAAGACAAAATATATACGGATTATTTGGTTTTATATATGGTGATAATAATTTTACCTTTATGCCCACCCCCGCCTATACTAACTTTTATGGTAGAGATGAGAGAGTTAAAAATGGGTTGCCCGTTCCACAGGATATACCTAATGATTTGTTCGGTACATTTATGGAGGTGGACACGAGAGATAGTAGACCTAGAGTTTTAGGTGTGTATCAAGGACAACCTTCTACAAAGTTAGGTATGGGTCAAAATACAAATATACGGGTTGGAGATGATTCATTCGATATAACAAACCCATCGGATTGTCCACTAAGAGAGAACCAACAGAATAAAACCGATTATTCGGACAGTAATAGATGTGTAGGGTTCCAAGTGGATTTCGGTAAAAGAAACCAAGGGGTTTTTAATTCAGTATCGATAGATATGGCCCAACATAAAAATACCGCAGCATCGTACCAAGTGTTAGAAGAGTTAGGGTCACAAACTTCAGGTCAAAAAGTTGCGCAACAGACACAATCGTATTACGATATTTACAGGTCCGCTAGTTATACCTGTCAGGTGCAGTCTTTAGGTAATGTTATGATTCAACCTACCATGTATTTTAATTTAACTAATGTTCCTATGTTTTATGGACCATATCTTATTATGGATGTGAGTCATAATATTTCCTCAAGAGGATTTAGTACGTCCTTCCAAGGAACTAGAGTTCCTAAATTCTCCCTATCAACACCAAGTCAACTAGTTGCTAGTATTAATAGAAAAATATTAGATAGTTATAAGCAGAGGTTAAGACAAATAGAGAGTAACACTCCATCAGGACAAACAAATAACTCAATAGCTCTTGAAGATATAAAGAAAATTACTCAGGGTCCTGAGGATAAATGTCAAGAAATGACTAAATACCCAAATAAAGACTTTGTTAATATGTTACAGACGAACATAAAGGCACAAGACGTGATTGATTATCTTAATAGTGTAACATTTAATAGTGATAATATTAAATTATTTATATATGGTGTCGCAACTCAAAATAAGGCTGTTAGACAAAATGTATATAATAATAATTTAACCAACTTATTTACTAACCGAGAAATAAAACCAGATAATAGAACAACCCTATTCAATTCACAAGCGTGTTTATCGGGAAATGAACAAGTCTTTCCGATTGCATCTTTTAATACTATAGAGGACTCATTAAACTTTATGAAAGAAACATATAACCCTTTTAGCGCGTGGTTAGATAGTATGGATACTATATTGCAACAAACACAAGTAAATGATGCGACACCTAAAACGTTAACGTACTTTTATATGTCTCAAATATATGAGATTGATAAAATAGAAGGAACTCCACAACAGGTAATATCTATTGTCGATAACAAAATGACAAACAATGATGTATATACGGATGAGTTTAATCAGTGGTTAGATATATTCACTTCAGCTTTAAATAGAGGTGATATTTGAATATTTCGTTTAACCAATATATTTATATAAAAAACAACTATGAATATAAAAAATTTATTAGATACCTATCTAAACAAAGATGCTAGATTAACTGAACGCGATAACGGTAATGGTTATAAAGAAGTTTGCGATTTAGATACTGGCGATTGTTATACGGTAAGAATGAAAGACGGTCTAATAGAAAGAGTTGATAATACTATGAAGGTTAATAGAACTCTTAGAGTTGAGACATCTACAGGTATGAAAACATTACTAAACGGATAAATATTATTAAGATGTCGATAGATAAAAATATATTAGAAGAAATAAAGAGATATAGAAGTATCACTGACTATGTTTTAGAACAAGAAGAGTTAGAGTTACCTCCATTACCTGATGAAGGTGGTGAAGAAGATATAACGTCTGATGAGGGAGGTGTAGATGAAGTACCGGAACCTATTGATGTAAGCTCTGACCCTGAGGTGGAAGTTGTTGGTGATGAAGGAGAAGAAGTGACCACAGATGTTGAAGTTTCCGATGAAGGAGGAACTGAGGAGTTAGACATTACCGATTTAGTCACCACTCAAAAAGATATATCACAAAAACAAGATGATTATATGGAAGCTATGTTTGGTAAGTTAGACGATTTAACTAGTAAATTAGGAGAAATGGATACTATACTAGATAAGATTAATAGTTTGGAAAGTAAAGTAGAAAAATATCGACAAAAAACGCCTGAGGAGAAGTTACAACTAAGAAGTTTAGATAGTTATCCATATAATCAAAAACTAAGTGAGTTTTTTACTGATAAGCAGGATGAATTAGAAAAGACCGGTAAACATGAATATGTTTTAACTGATGATGAAGTTGAAAACTATTCAGAAAATGACATCAAACAATCATTTGACAAACCATTTGAGGATGAGGGATTTTAATTAAAATAACCTTATTATATGTAATAAAAAAAGAGACTAAAAAGTCTCTTTTTTTGTGTTAAGTAATTTGACTTACCAAGTTTCTTAGTTATATTTGTATAGAATAACAGATAATAATTTTAAGAATAAAAGAAAAAACTATGGCAAACGCACTTGACGCAGTACTAGCACAGTACGACAAAAACGTAACATCTCGCGGTAATGGAGATGGAATGACACAAGAAGAGAGGTTGAAAAAATACTTCACGACTTACCTACCTAAAGGGACTAAATCGGGACAATCTAGAGTCAGAATCCTACCGACACCTGATGGTTCATCACCTTTTAAAGAGGTGTGGTTCCATGAAGTACAAGTAGATGGTCGATGGGTTAAACTATACGACCCAGGTAAGAATGATGGGGAACGTTCTCCATTGACTGAGGTTTATGAAGAGTTGATGTCTACAGGTAAAGAGGCGGATAAGAAATTGGCGATGCAATATCGACCACGTAAGTTTTATATCGTCAAACTTATTGACCGAAACAACGAGGAGGATGGTATTAAATTTTGGAGGTTTAAAGACAACTATAAGCAAGAAGGAATTCTCGACAAAATCATCCCAATTTGGAGAGCAAAGGGTGATGTAACTGACTCAAATGAAGGGAGAGACCTTATCATTGAACTTGTAAAGTCAAAAACCAATTCAGGGATTGAGTATACAGTTGTTCAAACAATCATGTACGATGACCCTATGGTGTTGTCTGAAGATAAGGGTACGATGAAAGATTGGATGGAAGATGAGACGACATGGTCTGACGTGTATGCTCAAAGACCTGTCGAATACTTGGAAGCGGTTGCTCGTGGGGAAACTCCTGTATGGGACTCAGAACTTAAGAAGTTTGTTTATGGTGATAACACTACTGAGACTATTGGAGGTGAGAATAAAACAACTACAACAGAGGAAAAAGACCCGCAGTCGACTACTGAAGTCGATAGTGACCTTCCTTTCTAACGACCAAAACTACTGATGGTGGGGGATAATACCTCCACCATCATTTTATTTAAAAAAAATGGCTATTAAAAAGAAAGACTTTAAAGATATAAAGAAGAGATTTTCTTCTTCAGCAAAATTTAAACCACAGAGGTTTCACGACTTAGGTAAAGAATTTTTAGATGCGGTCGGGGTACCAGGTCCTGCTATCGGACATATTAATATGATGTTAGGTCACTCTGACACGGGAAAGACTACCGCGTTAGTTAAAGCGGCAGTTGACGCTCAGAAAAAAGGTGTACTACCAGTTTTTATTATTACAGAACAAAAGTGGTCTTTTGAACACGCAAAACTTATGGGGTTTGATTGTGAAGAAGTGGTTGATGAAGAAACTGGGGAACTTGATTGGGACGGATTCTTTATATTTAATAATGATTTTGAGTATATTGAGCAAATAACTTTATTTATAAATGAGTTATTGGACTCCCAAGAAAAGGGGGAGTTAGATTATGATTTATTATTTTTATGGGACTCAGTTGGTTCGGTACCTTGTAAGATGACCTATGAAGGTAAAGGAGGTAAACAACATAACGCGGCGGTACTTGCCGATAAAATCGGGATGGGAATAAACCAACGTATCTCAGGGTCTCGTAGGTCAGATTCAAAACATGAAAATACCCTACTTATTGTTAATCAACCTTGGGTCGAACTTCCTGACAACCCTTTTAGTCAACCAAAAATTAAAGCGAAAGGAGGTGAAGCGATTTGGTTAAACTCATCACTTGTATTTTTGTTTGGTAATCAAAAAGGCGCGGGTACAAGTAAAATAACGGCGGTTAAAGATAAGAGAAAAGTAAAATTTGCAACTCGTACAAGAGTTTCAGTACTTAAAAACCATATTAATGGATTAGGATATGAGGACGGAAGAATCCTCGTAACCGCTCATGGGTTCTTAGCGGGTAAAGATGCAGCTGAGGAAAAAAAGTCTATTGAAGGATACAAATCCGAACAATCGGAATATTGGAAAGAAGTCATCGGAACAGGTGGTGACTTTAAGCTTGAAGAAGATGGTGGAACCTTCGATATAAATGCGTTGTGACCAAAACTTTATTAGTTGACGGGAATAACCTATTTAAAATTGGTTATCATGGGGTCCGCGAATATTATCATAAAGGTAACCATATAGGTGGTATATACCATTTTGTGAATACCTTACGTAGGTTTATTGACGAATACAACTATGATAAGGTTATTGTTTTTTGGGATGGGGAAGATAATTCTATACAGAGAAAAAAGATTTTTCCAGAATATAAAGAAAATAGAAGATATAATAGACTGAATGATATTCAGAAACAATCTTATAGTTGGCAACTAAAGAGAGTTAAAGAGTATTTGGAAGAGATGTTTATTCGACAAATTAATGTTGATGGTAATGAGGCGGATGATATGATAGCACAATACTGTCAAATTTCGGAAGATGAACACAAAACAATATTTTCGGCGGACAAAGACCTAACACAACTAATATGTGAAAAAGTCCAAGTCTACTCTCCGTCACAAAAACAAATGATTAAGAATGGGGATAAGGTTAAGTTAAGTAGTATTGAGATACCTCACCAAAACATAAGCACATTTAAAATTATATCGGGAGATAAGTCAGATAATATTGATGGTATTTATTATTTTGGGGAAAAAACATTTGTAAAGTTATTTCCTGAAATTGTTGATTCTATAGTATCTGTTGACGATATTTTAACTAAAGGTGAACAATTACATGAAAACGATAAAGACAATAAGGCGTTACAAAACCTTCTTTCAGGTAAAACAAAAAGAGGGGTATACGGTGAAGAATTTTATTTAATTAATAGGAAGTTGGTAGATTTATCTATACCTTTGTTAACTGAAGAGGCAATAGAAATAGTCAAACTTTATTATGAAGAAGATATAGACCCTGAAGGTCGAGGTTATCAAAATCTAATGAGAATGATGATGGACGATGGAATATTTAAGTATTTACCAAAAACAGACAATGCGTGGGTCTATTTCTTGACCCCTTTTATGAAACTAACAAGAAAAGAAAAACGAAGGTTTAAAAAAACAAAAAATTAATTTTAAAAATTAAAAAAAATGATTAAGGAAAAAAGTGATATGACTAAAATGGAGTTTCTTCTAACTCTTAATGATAACATTATCGTACAAAGATATTATAATGTTAAGGGTTATAATAAAGACGCTAAGAATAGTGTCGAGTTATACGATGCGGTTGATGAAATTCGTAATCAGATTCATCAAGACCTGAAGATGAAGACAATTACATATATGTTAGATAATCAGTTTCAGATTATGACAGACCAAAACATTATGGAGACTTCTATGACTGAAGATGAAGAAAGATTCAACGTGTACATTAAACTTAATGATGATGTAATCTATCATATGATATGGGATGGAAAAATTTATCCACCTAAAGTGAGGTATACTGTCGATGTTCGTCCACACTTAAAGTCTGTTTTGAAGTCTCTAACTGAGGTTTTTTCTACTGACAAATTGACACACGAATTTAACGGATATAATCTAATTTGATTATATTTATTAAGACACGTAATTTAAAAGCTGATAAGAATGTCAAATGAAAAAAATTTTGGTTATCTTGGGAATACCTTCCAGATACAACTACTTAATAATATCGTACTTTACAAGGATTTTGCGGCTTCTATAGTTGACGTTATTGAACCAAAATACTTCGACAATCAATATTTTAAATTGGTGATGCAGATTATTAAGGAGTATTATATAAAGTATGAGCATACACCCTCTTACAATACGTTAGAACAACTTGTTAAGTCTGAAGTATCCTCACCTATGGCTCAAAAAATGGTGTTGGATATGGTAGAACAAGTCAAAGAAGCACCCGATGGAGGTGAGAGCTTTGTACAAGAGAAATCTTTAAAATTCTGTAAACAACAAGAACTACAAAAGGTTATGGGTAAGGCTCAAAAAATCATCGATAAGGGTGATTTTGAGAGTTACGACCACCTTGAGGAAATGGTCAGAGAGGCTCTACAGGTGGGGGAAATTGATGCGGGAACTGCAGACGTTTTTGCTAATCTTGACGATGTATTAGAAGAAGATTTTAGACACCCAATCCCTATGGGTATTGACGGAATAGACAATCTTTTAAAAGGTGGTATGGCTAAGGGTGAATTAGGTGTTATATTGGCACCTACTGGGGTTGGTAAATCTACACTACTTACAAAAATTTCTAACCACGCATTTAACTTAGGATATAACGTACTTCAAATATTTTTTGAAGATAATCCCAAAATTATTCAAAGGAAGCACATTACACTTTGGACTGAAATTGCTCCTGATTTACTTTCTTTACATAAAGATAAAGTCATGAAAAAAGTTCAGGATATTAAAGAAAATGCACCAAACAAGTTAATATTAAAAAAATTACCTTCTGATACGTTAACTATGAGTCAGATTAAAAATCAAATTCGTAAAATGATGGCGGAGGGTAATAAACTTGATATGGTAGTTTTGGATTATATTGATTGTGTTGTTCCTGATAAAAATTTAGGTGATGAATGGAAAAGTGAGGGTTCGGTTATGAGAGGATTTGAGGCTATGTGTCACGAGTTAGACTTGGTTGGGTGGACAGCAACACAAGGTAATAGAAGTTCAATCTCTTCTGAAGTAGTGACCACAGACCAAATGGGAGGTTCAATTAAAAAGGCTCAGGTTGGTCACGTTATTATATCCGTAGCTAAATCTTTACAACAAAAAGAAATGAACTTGGCAACTATTGCAATAACGAAATCCCGTATCGGTAAAGACGGTGTTGTATTTGAAAACTGTAAGTTCGATAATGAGATGTTGGTTATAGATACCGAACAAAGTGTTACTTTCTTAGGTTTAGAGGAACAGAAAGTAGAGAAGAATAAAGTAAGAATTAAGGAGCTCCTTGACAGAAGGCAGCAAAAGGAGACGAAATAATAAACCCTTTTTAAAGTAGTGTAAATATGGAAAGTTTGATTGATAAGATTGAAAGAGATAATCGTTATGTAGTTAAGAGAAGTGGGGCTAAGGTCACATTTAAACTTGAAAAAATGGAGAATGCCATTTTAAAAGCAATGAAGAGTATTGAAAAAGTGGACGAGGAGATGGCTGAGAAAATTGCAAGGTTATCCACAAAGGCTCTTTTTAGAAATAATAAAGATAGGGTTCCTCATGTCGATGAAATCCACGATATGGTGGAGAATAAATTAATGGATAACGGTCTAAATGATGTAGCTAAAGAATATATTATTTACCGTTCTAAAAGTAGACCAAGCATCTTCTCAAAGAGAACCAACCTAAAACCCTATGAATACCCTAATTTAAACGAGTATGTTGACGCTATTAGACATTCTTATTGGGTACATACTGAATTTAACTTTACTTCCGATATACAGGACTATAAGGTCCATTTAAATGAGGAAGAAAAATCCGCAGTAGAGAGAGCTATGTTAGCAATTTCACAAATTGAAATCGCGGTTAAATCTTTTTGGGGTGACATATATAAGAGAATGCCAAAACCTGAAATAGGTAATGTTGGAGCGACCTTCGCGGAATCAGAAGTTAGACACGCGGATGCATATTCACACCTAGTTCAACTGCTGGGATTAAACGGTGAATTTGAAAACTTACTTGAAGTTCCCGCGATTAGGAGAAGGATTAAATATTTAGAAAAATCTATAACAAACTCTAAAGCGGTAGAAAACAAAGAGTATTTTGAGTCTATTGTGTTGTTTTCTATGTTTATTGAGAACGTATCATTATTTTCTCAGTTTTTGGTTATTATGTC